GGATCACCATTGACCCCTCTTTGAAGATATGACTACCGAAAGATTCTACTTGGTTTTGTAAAATCGACTGTAAAGTCGTTAACTCCCTAGCTTGAATAGGGAATCCTGGTTTAAATAAGACCCTATAGAAATTATCATACTTATCAAAATCATCATAATAAGGATTTATATTGAGATTCGTTTTCTGTGGCATTTTTTAAAATTCCAGGATAATTTTAACGTCTTCTTTTTGTCTAGAATTTCTTGAAATTAAGGGGCGATTATCAAGATAAATTACATCCCCCGACCCTTTATTTATCTCAGATGATGAAAGTCCATTTGTAATTTGAGTTCCAAGAGAAATAATTTTAGTTCCAGTTGGATTTGTGGTAATTCCAGTAAATCCAGTATCAATCGATCCAGAGAAACCACTACTTCCAGTTACACTATTTCCTGTCGATTCAAAGTCTAAAACTTTGGACGATGTAGAAATACCAATGTAATCTGTGGTATCGTATGTGGTCTGATTTAAGAAGAGTGACCTATCTTGGAAATACTTTAAAACTTTGGTTTCAATATCATATGAAGCAACATATGCCTTTGCGGTTCCATCAGATACTGATTGGCTGATTACATCTCCAATAGAGATATTTCCAGATGCCGTTAAGAATTTGATTGCACCCAAAGATGAGAATTGATTCTCAGTAAAAATGGATGTTGACCCAATTGACGTTGGATTCTTGACAATTCCAATTTGAGCAAAGTTGGTATCTATTGGAAAATCTCTTGTTGAATCATCAAATCTTGCATATACTAATACTCTATCGGCACCCAATTCTCTATAAAGGTCATATCCATGACCTTTAGATGGTGGGATAATAGGAATTAAGTTTGCTTTTGTTGAGGTGCTGGTATTGATTGCCCCAAGATCCACAACACCATATGTGTATCCTTTACCACCAGATGAAACTACAGTATTTGTAATCTGACCAGAACTATTAACCTCAACGACAACTTTTGCTCCAGACCCATCTCCAATGATATTCACCTCATGCGATCCTTGAGAATATCCAGCGCCACGATTATCAATATATACATACTTAATCTGATTTTCATTTACATCAGAGTTTGCATTTTCTCTAACGGCAGATATTTGAGAATTAGTTGATGTTTTCCAATCATTAGGAAGTGAAATATATTCAGTAGAATCAAATTTGATAATATCGCTAGGGGTGATAGTAAAAAGATATTTCCAGATATATCCATCACCACTTACACCTGCTTTAGTTGGTTCTAAATCAGTAAAAGTTGGTTCATCTAAAGATGCATTTCCTGTTGTATTAATTCCAGAAGATCCGTTACTAATACAAATGTAAACTTTATATTCGCTATTAATTACATAATAATTTGCATCATACAATCTAGCAGATTTTGTTGTAGGAGACAAATTATCGAGACTGTAATCATGACGATACATTTCATATTTTGTACCTCTCGACCACTCAACCTTCCTTGCCAACCTTCTCACATTGGTAGAAGTAACCCTTTTACCATACATTGTAGCGTCACCAACAAAATTTTCATAACTAAAATTATCAGTTGGTGATGGAGTGTCAGTATTCCAATCCGCCTTTCTGCCGTATGAAGATCCTATCGGATTAGACAATCCAACAAAAACATAATATGAATTGGAATCACTACTGACAGAATCTACAAAATTTTCAGCATTTAATATTCTAAACTGATCTGTTACAATTGCCGCCATCTTAATAGCTTTTTTCTATATTTATAATTATCCCAGATCTTTTCTCAAACTACCATTGTCTCTGAGTCCATAACCTCTTCTCTGAATTGTTGGGAATGTTGTCAATCCAGAATCGATTGTTAATCCAGTTACTCCAATTGATATTGGAGAATCGGATCTAGTAAATCCAGAAAGTCTACCCCATGAGAATCTTCCTACTGGTAAAGTAGTAGATCCAGTAGTTGAGAGACCAGAAATGTTGGTGCCAGAATCAACGTTTACTATAATATCTGCATTTCCTCCACCAGGAGTATTCAAAGTATGAATGATGTAAATGTTATCACAGAAGGTTGTTCCAACTCCAACGATTGCTGAATTTCCACTATCAATGGATGTTACTCCAGATCCAACTGAAGTTTCAAAAATATAGATTGGATATCCAGTAGATAGACCAGCAAATGATGTAGAATTCAGGAAGAATTGAATTGCTAAAGGATTACCTCCAGTTCCAGATGTTGTTGAAATTCCAGTTATAATACCAGAGAAACCTTCTACAGTGCCAATTTCAATAATGTTTTCATAAGAAACATTTGGTGTCGGAGAAAGAACTAATGGTGGATTGGTCTGTGTATATCCAAATCCAGGATTAACTACACTGACTGAAGTAATAGATCCTGCAGTGATAGATGCAGTAGCAGTAGCGGTAGTTCCAACACCAACTCCGATTGACTTAGGTGCTGCAATTGAAAGTGAAGTTGAGGCACCAACATATCCAGAACCACCATCAACGATGGACAATGAGGTAATTGTTCCTGCAGCAGACACAACTGCTGTTATGGCAGCTGCAACTGGATCACTTCCTGCAACTATCAGAGCACCAAAATCGTTAATAACAATTGATGATTCATTTTCTTCATAGTTGAAGAATTGTGCATCATCAACGAATATCTCATTTTCTGATGTTGACAAATCACCAATAATTTTTGCTGTTGGATATACTTGGGTTTCAATAGAGTCTCTGGATTTGTATACATGCTCTCCATTGATATTGATATCAACTTTTTGTTTTTTCCAATCAAATGGTTTATAATTTACTTCATCAATTCCAAGACCAGAGTAAATATTTGTTTCAATTTTATCTGATGCTGAAATAGAGTAAACAGTCCTTTCAGTCTGGGATGTTGTAAATCCAACAGAATTGCTCTTATTAACTTTTACTATATCACCAACCTTGATAGTTTCGATTACACTAACTTCAGAACTATCGCTATCTCTAGTCCCTCTGTAGAAGAAGATGTCAATATTATCAGTATCTTTTGGTGGAGTGGTGAAAGTGAAGGAGGTGCCACCTTCAAAACTATAATTTGTGCCTGGTTCTTGTATAACCCCATTTACAAATATCAATAAGACATAACTTAAGTCAATCTTTGAGGAGTCTACGTCATTTTCATCTATTTCAAAACTTAAGAGATTGCCATTGTAATAAAGTGGGAATCTAGTTCTAGATCCATTCTGCAAACTATCAATCGTATCAATAAAGTCTAATTCACCAAACTGCCAAGCAGAGAAGGAATCTGTAAATGTATCAAGGACTGTTACTTCAAACTGCTCAATAGGTGAAGCAAGATTTCTATCAGTTACAAGACCAACTGGAGTAAACACATCACCAACCCTAAATCCATATCCTGGTCTAGTAATCTTGAATGAAGAAACTTCAAATAATGTAGATCCAATTCCAGTTCTAGTGCTAGCAGCAACATCAAGAGACATTAATAATCCAGTTCCAGTATCTGTAGTTGCACCAAATCCAAGTCTGGAAACACCAGTGACGCTTAAATTTTCATAAGATGGATCCGAAACTAAAATTTGTGGATTTGAATATCCCGTGCCGCCAGATCCAACTGTGAATGTCAGAGTACCACCAACACCAACTGATGCTGTGATTGAGGCTACGTCTCCAACATGACCACTCTCATATACAGATACGCCAATGGAAACTAATCCATTATATCCAGATCCATTGATATCAGTAGTTCCAAGACCAACTGATACAATCGATCCACCAGCACCAACAACCGCAGTTACTGCTACACCGACAAGTGGTGCATAACCAAGACCAGGTGTTGACCCTAGTGAGACAATGATTCCACCTCTTGGAAGTTGATTTGCATTTACATCATAATCAGAAATTAACAATCCTCCAGAAGTTGTAATTCCAGTAAATCTTACTGTGGAAACCCCTGCACTCTCACTAAAGTCATAATTATTTCCTACATTGTTTTCTGTAGTTGGTGTTTGGAAGATATCATTGATAAACAATACACCGCTTCCAGTTTCAATTCCGGTTGTATTTGCACCACCAACGGTTAAAGTATATGAGGAATTGATTCCAGTAAATGACTTGGAAATGTTATCATAGATTTGGTTTGTGCTATAATCGTTTCTTAAGTATACCCTACCACTAAATGTGGACTTTGGAGTTGGAATATTACTAGAATCTACAGCATCAGAAATATTTCCTAAAGGTGGCTCTGTAAAGTATACTTTATTGTTGAGAATATTAAATGACCCAACATAAACCCTCGCTGAGGTGGTATCTGTGTGTGTTGAAGCCGAAGATCCAACAAATCCTCTAACACCCTTAATAACATTAAATGTGCCTGTTCCAGTAATAGGTCCAACTGAAGTTGTGCCTAAACCAACAGCATCAACTCTAACATATTCCTCATCAATCTTCAGAAGATCTCCAGGAAGTATTGAAGAAATTCCAGAAACTGCAAAGTAAGTGTTTGCAACACCAATTGACCCACCATTATCAGTTAGGACACAAACATTTGGAGTAAATGCAATAGGACTTTGGACAACACCATCAATCAAGATAACGGATTTCTCCATTCTCTTATACATTTCAAGTGTATGTGCATTTCCAGTGCCAGCAGAACTAAATGTTACTGCTGTGCCAGCATTTGCATTTGCCTCAGATGTTGCTAATTTAAACTCGTCACTGTTAATTCTAATTGCATAAACTTCATTTGGAAGACTGCTTGCGCCAGAAACTTGGATGTCACTGAAAGACTGACCACTGAATGAAGATGAAGAAAGATAATTTAATCTTTCACCAGTATTAAAGAAATGGTCTTTAATTTTAAATACGCCCGTGCCGACGTTTAAGACATTGCTATCGGAGGGATTAAAAGTTTTCTGGAAGATAGGAGTTCCTCCACTGTTAAGAGAGAAGTCATATTTGTCAACTCTATTTCCATTTCTTGCATTATAAGAAGAAACTATAACAGACTCTGAAACTGTACCATAAGTTAAGTCTAATGGAATATTAACAGTATCTACTTCAGTTTGAATAATTTCATTATAAGTTTCAATGTTAATAGTATCAGTTACAGATGCATCTGGATAGAATTTAACTACTAAGTCGGACCCATTAATCTCAGACCCAAAAGTTCCAATTCCAGTAACACTATCATTAGACAGGAATGGATATTGAGTCGAATACGTATCAGTGTCATCGTGAATAGTAAGTAACTGGTGCAATGATGTGGTTTCACCATATCCAATTCTTGCAATAGTCTTGATAGAAGTTACATCACTCTTAGAGACTGTCAATATTGTCGATATACCAGCAGCACTGGTAAACGCCGTCTCCAATCTTACAGTATTCTCAGACCCTTCTGGTTGCCCAAAACTTTGGAATCTGTAAGTACCAACACCAACTGCTGTAGTGCCAAATCCAACAATCTTACTTCTAACAAATACATCATCAGTATCAGTATTATTATATTTGATA